CACGGACCAAATTATTTATGATCGCATGGTCCGTATTGATGATGCGGATGCTTCTGTAAATACGGTTGAAGTACCTTGGCGTTTTTATCCCTGTCTCACAGCAGGACTAGCTTATTATGTAGCCTTAAAAAGAGCGCCTGATAGAGTTGAAATGTTAAAAATGATATATGAAGAGGAGTTCATGCGAGCGGCTACGGAAGATCAGGATCGCGTACCTCTTACTCTTGTTCCTACCGCATCTTCTCTCCGGGCAGTGGGATAATGGCTAGATATGCTTCTGATAAGTATGCTTTAGGAATTTCGGATCGTTCAGGAGTGGCTTATCGCATGAAAAATATGCGGAAAGAATGGACTGGACTTTTAGTGGGAAATGATGAATGGGAATCCAAGCAACCACAATTAGATATTCCAAAATTCATGGCAGATCCCCAGGCACTGCGTAATGCTCGTCCAGATCGCACAGAACCCGCTGTAACGGTCTTGCTTCCGTTTAATCCCTTTATATCAGGAACTGTTGGATCCAGTGTTATTAGGGTATTGGAACCGGGCCATAATCGGGCCACTGGAGATACTGTCCGATTTAGAGAGGTAGAAGGTTTCGGCAGAGATGCAGCAGGAAGTGGTGGATTTACGTCCGGTGCCGTAGAAGATGCTGGTGGTTATTCTGTGACAAAGATAGATTCTGATTTATATAGTTTCGATGTTAGTGATAGTGGTTCTTCTGAAGTCTCCGGGGCTTCTGAAAAAGGTGGGGGTGGAGAGGCTTCTGCTGGTCCCGTAACGGTGAGTGCTTGATATGGCTTTTACATTTGCAACACTTAAAACTGCTATTCAGGATTATACGGATAACAGTGAATCTACTTTTGTAAGTCAGTTAACCCGTTTTATTCTGAATGCAGAAGAACGCATTTTAAAAGAAGTACAGTTAGATGTTTTTCGGCAAAATTCCCAAGGAACTACGACTGCTTCGCAAAAGTTTTTATCAAAGCCGAGTGATTTTTTAGCACCTTTTTCTTTAAGTGTAGTGAACAGTTCCAGTAATGAATTTCTACTGTATAAGCATATAACTTTCTTGCAGGACTTTACTCCTGATCCATCTACTACTGGTGTTCCTGCTTACTACGGGGATTGGAACGACACTACTTTTTTATTAGCACCTACTCCAAATGATGNTTTGANTATGGAATTACATTATTTCTTCCGCCCTACTTCTATTTCGTCAACTGCCGATGGAACAAGTTGGTTAGGGGATAATGCAGAGTTAGCCCTGCTTTATGCATCTTTGGTTGAGGCATATACCTTTATGAAAGGAGAACCAGAGCTTCTTACTTTTTATAACAACAGGTATCTGGAATCATTGCAGGGTCTGAAGAGATTAGGTGAGGGACAGCAAACAACTGAAGAATATCGTTACGACAGAGTGAGGCAACCAGTGCAATAATGCTTCAAGCGAACGGTAAAGGAGATTTGGGGACTGTTAAAGTATTTACCTCAAATGACGGTGGTCATAGCCCGGAAACAATGGCTGATATGGCTATGAACAAGATTATAGCTATTAATGAGAAAGCCCCCCCTCCTATACGGGATCAGGCAGTTGCATATAGAAATAATATTAGGGGTGTAATACTCTATTACCTAAAGAAAATGGCGCAAAGTGAACGAACCACTATTTGGGCNTTACTNCGTAANCAAGGGCATGAAGACATGGCCGAGATGATAAGGAGATTGTGAAATGGCTATTAATCAGGCCATGTGCGGTACTTACAAACAAGAAATCACAGTAGGTATCCATTTTTGGCTGGACCATACTAGGACAGGGTCTTCTGGTATTTCGGCGGACACCTTTAAGATTGCAATGTTTACCTCAAGTCGTACCGATGCCAACGAGGATCTGACAGGTTACACCGCGACGAATGAAGTAAGCGGGACTGCTTATTCAGCAGGAGGTGCAGCTTTAGGTAGTGTTACTTTAGGTCTTTCAGATAACAGTGGATCAACACCAACGGCTTTTTTGGATTTTGCGGACACTACTTGGTCCACTTCCACCATTACGGCTGCAAGATGTGCGGTAATTTATAATTCTACCCTGAATACAGCGGGGACGGGTGCGACGGTTAATCATGCGGCCTATCCCAGTGTTTGTGTCTTGGACTTTGGTGGAGATAAATCATCGAGTGCCGGAGATTTTACGATCCAGTATCCTGCGAATGATGCCAACAACGCAATTATTCGCATAGCGTAAGAGTGACAAAGTGGCCCTGCTATACGGTTGGAGCCGAGAAACCTGGAGTAGCGGCCCTTGGAGCCAACCAGCCCCATTAGCGGTTACGGGGGTAGAAGCGGCTGGAGCGTTAAGTTCTGTTTCAATTGTTGTTGATACAACTGAGGAAGTTACAGGGCTTGAGATCGCCAGTTCTATTGGCACTGTTACGGTAGTTGCAGAGGTTAATGTCTCTGCTACAGGAGTTGAAGCGGCTGGTACTTTAGGCTCTGAATCTATAGTCACAGAGCTTATTTTTGGGGTTACTGGTGTTGAAGCAGTTGGTGAAATTGGGGATATTGGCAAAGGAGTTTCGTTTGTTGTTACAGGGGTTGAGGCACAAGGACTTGTAGCAACACCAAATGTATGGAGTGTAATTGACACGACACAAGACGCTAACTGGGTTCAAATAGCGGCATAAGGTAAAGACATGGCTTCATCATATACTACAAACTTTGGTATCGAGGAGATGGCTGCGGGGGATCAAACCGGAGCTTGGGGTGATACCACTAATTTTAACTTTGATATTTTGGATCGAATTGCTGCGTACAAGGCGGTTGCTCTATCGGATGCTTCAACAGCGACCCTTACGGTTCGAGAGGCTTCTCCCGGAACCGGAACGGAAAATCTCCAGGATGGTATGTTCCGGGTTATCAAATTTACGGGATCGTTAGCTCAGAACTGCACGGTCACCATTGCTCCAGATACCACTACGGCTTGGTTTATCTTTGAAAACGCCACTACCGATACTGGATCAAGCGGCCCGTATTCGCTACTTATGAAACAAGGAAGTGGGGGCGGAGCTTCTGTCACAATACAAAATGGTAAGAATGCCATTGTCTATTGTGATGGGGGAGGAAGTGGCGCGATTGTAACGGATGCATTAGCTGATTTACAGGTAGGCACTCTGGAAGTCACAGGCGCTGCGGCCCTCGATGGAGCGGCTACTCTTGGTAGCACATTAGCTGTCACTTCGACTTCTACATTAAGTGCTAAAGTTACTCATAACTACACTTCGAGCGCAAGAATGCCTTCTGGTACGACGGGCCAGCGTGATGGTTCACCAGCCGTGGGCGACTTTCGCTATAATTCCACTACCAATGAATTTGAAGGCTATTCTGGAGCAAGTCCTGCGTGGGGTGGAATTGGGGCGGGTGCTGGTTACTTTAAGGGGGATAATGGCACGACAGGTTCGTCGGCTGGTGATATTTTCAGGATAAATGAACTAACTCTTGATGCAGATGTAACGATTACTTCGACGGAGAATGCTTCAGCTACAGGACCTCTCACGGTAAGTAGTAGTTACACCTTAACTGTGGAAGGGACTTTGGTGATAATATGAGTACGCTTAAAGCTGATGCTGTAACAGCTAAATCAACCAATACAGATCTTACCATAAGTGGCGCTGGGACTGGGGAGATTGCATTTGCTTCAGCAGTTGCAGGTGCAGATTACACTGTAGGCCGTGTGAACCTTAAAGACTATGGCATTGTTACCAATGCTATTGGGTCTACTGGCGGCGGCACACAGGATATAGATGTTGCTTCAGGTAATAGTGTGAGTGCCACTGTAGATACTTCTGCCAACACCTTTACGTTTAGCAATCCTACTGCTTCTGATGAGTTCTGTGGGTTCAGTCTCGTGTTGACCAATGGAGGTTCCCAAACAGTTAACTGGCTCTAGCTTCCGTAGATTGGGCTGGAGGAACCGCGCCAACATTAACTACTTCAGGGGTAGATGTATTAGTATTTTTCACCATCGACGGTGGAACAATTTGGCACGGCATGGTCGCAAGTGCAGATAGTAAGACACCCTCGTAATGCCTAACATTCTCCCAATGATGATGAGTGCTGCTGGTGCTGCTGGTGGTGCTGCAAACGAACCCGGTACTTTATGGTGCTGGGGTTCTAATAATAAAGGGATTCTTGGACAAGGAAATACCACACACCAGTCTTCTGCTGTGCAAGTTGGCGCTCTTACTGATTGGTTAGCTAGAGATGCTAGTGAACGAAGAAAAATTAAAATTTCCGTTGGTACTTGGGTTCAGACCGTAAAAAATGACGGGACATTGTGGGGATGGGGGCAGAGTGAAAATGGGTCAATAGGTGATGGTACTACTACAGATAGGTGTTCCCCGGTTCAAATTGGCTCTCTCACGGATTGGGATAATGTTGGTTGTGGAACAAATTCTACTATGGCCGTCAAAACAGACGGAACATTGTGGGGATGGGGCGAAAATAACTCTGGAGCTTTAGGTCTAGGGAATACGACCTCCTACTCTTCCCCGGTTCAATGTGGCTCTCTTACTGATTGGTCTATTATACATAATGGTGGGAACAGCTTTTTTGGCATTAAAACAGATGGAACATTATGGTCATGGGGGCAAGCTCAGTCCGGAAACCTCGGTAGGGCAGATGAAACTGTTTCCTCTCCTGTACAGGTAGGTTCTCTTACTGATTGGGCGTATGTAGCCGGTGGTATCCAGTTTACTGGTGCCGTTAAAACAGATGGCACTTTATGGACTTGGGGGTATAATGATGTGGGTCAATTAGGACTTGGAAATACAACAACTTATTCCTCTCCTGTTCAGGTTGGCTCTCTCACAGATTGGTACGAGGTTAGTATGAACGCCGGTTCAGCCCCCGGCCCTTGGATGTGTGCCACAAAAACAGACGGCACTTTATGGGCTTGGGGTAGTAATACAGATGGTCAATTAGGAGTGGGGAATACCACGGACTATAGCTCCCCGGTTCAAGTCGGTAGTTTGACTACTTGGCGTAATGCGTCGGCTGTCCACAAGTCTACTCTGGCTGATACGACTGATGGTACTTTGTTTGCTTGGGGAGATGGAGCTAATGGATTGGGAAATGGGGCTACTGCGGATATAAGCTCCCCTGTTCAGGTTGGTTCTA